CTATTTCGATTGAATGTATTATGAGAAATTCATATGATAAAGAAAGTTTAAATGCTATGGATAATTGTGCAAGGCTGACTGCTTATCTTTGTCGTGAATATGGTCTAACAGTAGATGATATCTATACACATACTTATTGGCTTCATATGAGAGACAAAGATAGTGTTTCCAAGTGTGGAGATAAGAATAAAATTTGCACTGCAACTCATAAATACAAGGTATGCCCATTGTATATAATTCCTCAGTGGGATAAATTTCTTGATTTAGTAATTAAGTATTACGATGGTGCAAAGAGTAAAATTCACGATTCTATATCAGTTTCTACCACTCCTGTAACAAATAACAAATTCCCATATAAAGTACGCATCATTACAGATGAACTAAACGTTAGAGAAAAGGCAGGCGTTGGAAATAAAATCGTTACAACGCTAAAATTCGGACAGGTATATACAATAGTTGACGAGACAACTGTTAAGAACAAAGATGGTTCTACAGCTACTTGGGGCTTGCTTAAAGCTTATAAGGCAACTTGTGGAGCGTGGATTAACGTTGGCTCGTCTTATGTAAAGAAAATAAAGTAAACGACAGAAAGGAAGTTTTATTATGACAGATACAATCAATATTACTCCTATATGTGAGGGTATTATTTCACTGATTATTACAGTGCTTTCAATAGTGGTTATCCCTAAAATTAAGGTATGGCTTGCAAACAAGCTTACAGTGTCTCAGATAGATATTGTAAAGATTATTGTGACTTCTGCGGTTAAAGCAGCTGAACAGATATATTCCCAGGCAAACAAAGCAGGAAGTGATAAAAAGAAATATGTTCTTGAATACGTACAGAATAAGCTTGCTGAACTTGGAATGAGTATTGATACTAAGGAAATTGAAATATATCTTGAGCAGGCTGTATTAGAGTTAAAAAAGAATACAGAGATAGACTATAAGCCTGAAATCTCGGAATGAGGTGGGCTATGTCTGTTGAATTTAATGAGAATTATCTCACAGCACTTACTCAGGTTGATGAGCGAAGCAAATCAAACACTCATCGTCTTGATGCTGTAGAAGAGGACATTAAAGACCTTAAAGAAAAGAATAATGCTCTTTACGAAATAAACTCCAATATCCGTACTCTTTCTGAGGGAATACTCACGGTCAAAAATGACATACAAGAAGTTCGTACTGAGCAGGGTGAAATGAAGTCTGATATTGCTGAACTAAAAAATGTTCCCACACAGTCTAAAGCCAAAGCTTTTGACACAGCGTGGAAGTTTATTGTTACTGCTGTAGCCACAGGGTTAGTTTCATTTATTCTTGGTCAGCTTGTACCAAATGTGTTTAAGTAAATAATTAACTAACATATGGACTGCCGTACTTGTTGTATGGCAGTCTTATTTTATATAATGAAAGGATGATTTTATGGCTGGAAATCTTTCCACAAGAAGTGGAAGTTATAACACAAGTATATGTAGTTTTTATGTTGATACTGAGGCTGAGATAGCACAGTTACCTACCACCACTAAAAAGGCAAGTGGAACATTTGCAGGTAATCCAGATTTTGATGTATTTCCTGCACTTAGATCAACGTGTATTGTTGGTAATTATGACGGTGAAACCGAGGTATATATTCTTACCTCTTCTGGCTGGAAAAAGATGTGAGGTGAGTAAATGAATATATTCAATAATGATGAAATGTATGCTATTCTAAACAAAAAAATAACAAAGGGTAATGGAAATATTAGTTCTCTTACTGAGAAAGTAAATAATCATATTGCCGATACAGATATTCATGTAACAGCAGCTGATAAGACAAAGTGGAATGGATATGAAAGTACCAAGGCAGACAAAACCGACATTTTATCTCAGACTATCGCAGAAAATCATAATAATATCTTTCGTGGTGATGATTTATTCGCAAAGGGATATGATATCAATGACATCTGCGCTATGATTGCCGATGGGTCATTTTCTGACATTTACATTGGAGACTATTTCACGCTGTCTGGCAGTATCCCCGATGTCCCCTGTTTTGTGGAGCAGACCGGTGATGATGGTACAAAATCGCTGGTTGAATCGACCCAGACGGTCACATACAATACAAAATTCCGTATTGCAGGACTGGATACATACTTGAATACAGGCGATACGGCGTTTGTGCAGCATCACGTTGTGATTGTGCCTGATGGGGTTATCGGTAACAATCGAATGAACAGTACAAATACAACTACTGGCGGATATGTTAGCAGTTTCATGTTTGCATCGGTATTACCTGTGTATAATACGCATTTTGACGTAAAATTAAATAATCATTTGCTGTCGCATCGTGAAATTCTGAGTAATAATGTAACTGGAAATCAGGCAAGTGGCTGGGCGTGGGCTGATGTAAAAATCAATCTGATGTCTGAACCAGAGGTGTATGGCAGTAATCTGTGGGGAAACAAATATGATGTAGGTGTAAATTATAGGCAATTTCCGTTGTTTAGAATCGCA